AGAAAAGGGAAAGCTCCGAAGGTCTGCCCTCCAAATGTTAAATAACCATATTCTCCAAATTCCCACATAGTTTTTATTTTATCCAATTCTTCTGCCGGTGATGAATCAGGCAATAATGTTGAAACTAAAGAAATTCCAAAACTTATTTCTATCAGTTCTCTTCCCTGATGCCTTACCATACCAGGACCGTATATTGCAGTATGCTCAGATATTTTGCTTTTATATGACCTTGACAGTTCGTTATTAATTGAAGATACTTTTTTATCAGATACTTCGAATATTACATCTCCAAGACTTCCTATCATTACTGAGGCCCTCCTGTCTTATCTCCACCGGCAGTAACTCCATCATGTTTATGAGTATTAAGATTGATATTTCCTCCTGTTACAGTTGTTCCAGATACACTCAAGTTTCCATTTATTTCTGTATCTGCATTAATCACAACTTTTGAAACTGGATTCAATGTCAGCACTCCATTGTTATAGCTATAAAATCCACCATCACTAAAAGTCCTTTTAACTTCACTAGCACTTGCAGAACTGTTCCGCATTGGACAACCAAGCACTACTCCCTGTTCCATCATTTCCGGAAAAAATAAGCAGTAGACTGTCTGACCAATACTAAGCATGTAGTTGTCAGAATGACTTTCAGAAAAAGGAACTAAAATATTAAGCCAGTCACTCGTTTTATTATCACCTGCAGAAAATAAAACTCTTACTTTTCCTGTCTTATAATCTATTGCACTTACTTCTCCTGCTTTTAATATTTCTAACATTTTAACTCCTTTCTATCTGCTTATTTTTCTACTAGTTGGATTATTATTTTTACTACTTGATTTATTACTTGTTTTATTACTTGCCTTAGTATTTTTACTGTTCTTATTGCTGTTATTTTTCTTATTCGTTTTACTGGATTTTTTAGCAGCTTTTTTTCTTTCTTTTTCTGCTTCTTTTTTCTTTTGTTTTTCTTTAGTCTGAGCTTTAGCATTTTTTTCAGCATTTTCCCTAGCTCCAACTTTCATACACTCAAGTTCACATGAATAGTCGCCTGTAATGTCATGTTTAACTTTATCAATTACATATTTCCCCTCAAATTTACCCCAGCTTTCATCTAGCTCAATTATCATTCCAGCCATGTATTTAGTGCTTCCATCAACTGTTAAAGTTACTTGATATTCCTGTTTTAAATTTTCCTTTAAAGTCTTTTTGGCCACTTTCTTCGGTTCCGACTTACCTTTAGTTTTTATTTTTTGTACCTTTTCTTTTTTACTTCTTTTTTCTTTTTTATCCGCTTTTTCTTTGAGTTTTGCTTTAGCTTTTTTGTAAGTAATATCAGGCATCCGTTTTCACCTCGTTCCGTTTTTCGAGTTCTTCTTTAGTCATTACTTCCCTGATTAATTTCTTTTTATCAGGATCGTAATATGAAACTTCCACTTTGTCGTATATTCCCTTATTTTTTTTCTTCAAACTAAAACTACGGATTCTACTATCTCTAATATTAAATTTTTCAATTGCTTCATTATCTTTTATATTGTCATCATCAAAAATAATAATAGTATCATCTGATATTTTCATGCTAAGTCCAGTTTCTTTGATAACTCTGTCTATGAAAGCCAAATCTGTTTCATTCTCCTGATCAAGCCTTTTATAGTATTCGTTATCTGCATGTATTTCTACATTCATTTGATGTAGTACTGCTATCTGATTAACAAGCTCTTTTAAAGTTATTTTTTCCCAAGCTTTAGTATTTTTCTGATCACGTATATTTCCATCCGATGGAATAGCTATACATTTTAAATTTAACCTGTCATTATCAAATGTTGGCTCATCAATATAGAATGTTCCTATATCCAAAAAACTTCCGTCTTTTCCATTATCTTCATATATTCCGACTATTAACTGAGCATTTTCGTCCGGATACCATTCTTTCAGCCAACGGTAATCCATGTTTTCCAGTTCCAATTCAAGGTCATCTATGGCATTTTTAGAGTTGTCAGTATAATTCAGGGAAGAAATGGAATGAGCTATATCTTCAGATATATCCACCCCGTTAAATATCACTATTACCTTTATTCCTCTTGCTAATGGCATTATTTACCTCTTTTCCAAGGTGGCAGTTTGCTTTCCTGAATTTCCTGTTCCAGTTCTTCAATAAAATCAGGGATAATGACAGGAATATCAGCTGGAAATATTGATACATCTATCAAATTAAGATTATTTCTTATGAGCCTATGAAAGTATTTTTCATTTCCATAAATTTTATAAGCTATCAGATCCCAAGTATCTCCACTGACTGTCCTGTATACTTTTGTCTTCATTATCCAAACGCCACCCTTTCCTTTTTATTTTTCATTTCAGCCAGAATTCTTTTAACTTCCCTTGCTATATCATTTGCGTTAGAATTACTTCCGGCATTAATTGTGATATTTATAGTGTCTCCACCAACAACAGTCGAACCCCCACTTCCCAAGCTGGAAGCTCTTTCTTTTATTCTATTTACTCTATCTCTTAGTGTATTTTTCGTCCTAGAAGCATTGAGTATTTCGGTACCCTTTGGCAAGTTCATTAACATTTCACTCTGAGCAATAAATGGAGACTGTCCCGGAATTTTAATCATCTCAGCTCCACGTTCTGCAACCGTAGTAAGCCCACCAGACCAATAATTTGTTCCAGTATAGTTTTTTCCAAACATTCCACCAATTAGAGGTAAATTTTGTGCTTTGCTTTTAATTTCATTAAACTTGTCACTAAAGTATTTAACTACTCCGCTTAAAATGCTTTTCACACTGTCAATCATGCCCGAAAATCCACTTTTAATACTGTTCCAAACTCCTAAAGCAATACTTTTGATTGTGTTC